AATGTTATCTTGAGATGCACGACAAGCGAAAGATTGCGAGAGGGGGGAGCAGTACAGAAGGGGTAGGGAACGAAGGGTTTAAGGTGAAAGTATGGAAAGCGTCTGATGTCGAAAAAAAGAAATAACGGGAGAGACTTTGAATTTATAATAAACGATGCTTACGAACCGTACCTGGAGGACACACGGCCTTTACAGATATTTTTCGGGGGGTCTTCAAGCGGCAAGTCAACATTTTTAGCGCAAAGAGCTATATACGATTTATTGAACTCAGACAGGAATTACCTTATTGTCCGACAGGTTGCGTCGACTCTTCTTGGAAGTGTTTACAACGAACTAAACAAAGTTATCGACAATATTGGTGCAAAACATCTTTTCAAGACGAACCAGACTTTAAAGAGAATAGTTGGCCCAAGAGGGACACAGATAATATGTTGCGGTGCAGACGATGTCGAAAAGATAAAGAGCACTACGCCAAGAAAAGGGGTTTTAACAGACATATGGATTGAGGAAGCGACAGAGACTGCGCAACCTACTGTTAAGCAGCTTTCAAGGCGTTTAAGAGGGAAAGGGCCTCCGAAGCGTTTAACGATGTCGTTCAACCCTATTTATAAACGGCATTGGATATACAAGGATTATTTTGACGGTGTATTTCCTGAAAAAGGGAATTTATACGAAACAGAAGACATTCTTATTCTCAAGACTACTTACAAAGACAATATTCTTTTTCTTGACGATTACGAGATTAAAGTCCTTGAGAATGAAAGCGACCCGTATTGGCACGAAGTATATACCCTCGGTAATTGGGGTGTTCTCGGCGGGCTTATCTTCAACAACTGGGAGATTGTCGATTTAAAAGAAGAAGATATAAAGAAACTCGACACTTTCAGGTACGGTCTTGACTTCGGGTTCTCTATTGATCCGAACGCCTTCGTTGTTGCTGCTCTTGACAAAACGAACAGAGAAATATATGTAATTAAAGAATTTATTGCTAAAGAGATTTCAGACGAAGTCCTTGCAGACGAGATCAGGGCAGATTTAAACGGAAGTATTGTTTTTTGCGACGCTCATCAAGCCAAGAGTATAGACAAACTGAAGTCTCTCGGTATAGCGGCACGTGGGGCAGATAAAGGGCCGGGGAGTGTCCGGTTTGGAATTAAATGGCTCCAAGGATACAAGATATATATTAACTCTACCTGCCAAGAAACGATTAACGAGTTTGCTACCTATCAGTGGAAAAAAACAAAAGACGGTGAAACCCTGTCAATGCCGATTAAAAAGAATGATCATGTGATTGATGCTCTAAGGTATGCCTTTTCGGAGGATATGATAGAGCATGCTGTTTCAGATGCAGTTATTACACAAAGGAGCTATGTAGAGATACCATGCCGAACTTACTGGTAGAAGGTAAAAAGAAGATTAACCTTATCTCTTTGCTGTCCGATATGTCTCTTGCTCCTTCGTGGCGTGATCTTGCAGATAAATGTTGCGAATATTACGATTGCAACCAGTTATCTGACGATAGAATAAAAGACCTTACAGACAGGCATGTTCCTCTTCTTGTTACCAACCTTATAAAGCCTGTTATTGACATTATTCTAGGAATAGAAGAGAAAAGCCGTACTGTATGGAAGGCAGAAGTCAACTTCGGAGACGATACAGAAGCTCAGGAACTTGCAGAAGCACTAAGTTACAAGCTGTTTGAAGCTGAAAGAGAAACAAACGGCAACGAAGTTTGCGGGGAAGCTTTTGAATCTCTTGTCAAAGCAGGTATCGGGTGGGTTGAAGTAGGCAGAAACAGTAATCCTTTCTTGCCTAAATACAGACTGAAGTGTGTACACAGAAATGAAATAGACTACGATTGGCGGTCTAGGGACTATTTATTGGACGATGCAAGATATATTGTAAGACGTAAGTGGTTCGACAACGATATTTTGCAACAGATGTTCCCAAAGTACAAGGATATTATCAGCCGGTCAGTTTCTGACAGCCCGCCGTGGGAAGAATTTAACCGTGGATGGAACAGTTTTTCACAGGGAGACGGTTCTCAGCCTAACATTTCCCTTGCAGAAAGCGAATTTTACGATAGAGGAAGGGATAGAACCTGTTTGTTTGAGGTTTGGTACAGGGTTTTTGAACCTGCCTATGTAATTCAGCTTCTTGGCCGTGCAGTTGAGTTCGACAGAAAGAATCCTGTGCATGTCAAGCTATATGAAGCAGGTCTTGTGCAGGTAAAAAAAGTTGTTATTGACAGAATACGTCAGTCTATTTGGGTTGGCGCTACCATGCTGTTTGATAGGCCATCCCCTTACAAACACAGGCACTTCCCTTATGTCCCTTTCTTTTGCTTCAGAGAAGATAAGACAGGTATCCCTTTTGGCCCAATACGGGCGATGCTATCCCCACAGGACGAGTTTAACGCCAGAAGAGCAAAGATGTACGAACTTCTTTCTTTACGGCGTGTTATAGCAGATGAAGATGTTGTCCTTGACCACGATGAAGTTGCCAAACAGATAGCTTCACCTGCTGCTTATATTCGGATGAATCCAAACAGGAGGCCTGAGAGCAGATTTGAGGTACAGGATAATGTTTCTATTGCGAAAGATCAATACGAGATAATGCTTGATGCGGCAAAGAACATTGTTAACACTGTCGGTATACAACAAACATTGATGAACCCGAAAGCTGTATCAGGTCTTGCAAAACAGGTTGATATAGATCAAGGGCAGACGACTCTTGCAAAGGTTTTTTCACGGTTCAGGACAGCTAAACAGAGAGTAGGCGAACTATTATTGTCGATGATAAAAGAGGACATAGGCAGTTCTCCTGTTACTGTTGTTAAAAAAGGTGAAACAAGAACAAAGGTATTTTACCTTAACCAGCCTTCAGGTGACGGGACATTAAGAAACGATGTCCAGAGAGCTATTACAAAGATTGTTCTTGACGAAGCTCCTGTAAGCTCAACATTCAGGCAACAGATTCTTGTGCAGTTAATGGAAGTGGCTAAGTCATTGCCACCACAAGTGCAGGGCTTAATGCTTGATTTTATTATCGAATCTACCGATATGCCAAAGAAAAATGAAATGGCAAGAAGAATTCGAAGGGCTTTAAACATATCAGAGGAAGGAGATGTAAGCCCACAAGAACAGGCATTACAGACAAAATTACAGGAAATGCAGGCTTCTTTTATGGAGCAGATGCAGGAACTTGAAAAGCAGAAAGAGGAACTCGAATTAGCTTTAAAAAAAGAAAAGGCAAAAGGCTACGATATAAAGAGAGATATAGAAGAGATAAAGCTTGAAAAGGCCAAAATAGAAGACCCGAAAGCGGCTGCTTTAGAGGAACAGGAACAGTCTGCTTTATACGAAGATTTGGTTGCAATCAACGATAAGGTTGATGCTCTTGCGGATACAGTTATGCGGATAGCGTCTATGCTTGAGCAATCTCAGCAAGAGCCTCAGCAAATACCCCAACAAGTTCCTATACAGGGAGAGCAAGAGCAGTTACAGGAACAACCTTTAGAAGAACAGGAAACACCTGTGCAGGAAGACATGCCTCCCGCACAGAGTGACGAAGGAGTTTAAAGTTAAAAGCGGGGAGAGGGGCAAATGGAAGTTTTTTTTGATACAGAATTTACAGGGCTACACCAAAACACAACATTAATAAGTATTGGTTTGGTAACAAAAGATGGCAGAACTTTTTATGCTGAGTTTAACGATTACGATAGGTCTCAAATAAATACTTGGTTGGATGAAAATGTAATTGCGAACCTTTTGATAAAACCACCTCGAAAAGGAGAAGATGAATATTATATAAAGTCAAGATTTAAAAGAAACATACCTTTAACACAAAGCTCTTGTGTCCAAATGCGAGGAGACACGAAAGAGATTAAAAAAGAACTTGAGATATGGCTAAATGAAATTGGCCAGGTTGAAATGTGGTCAGATTGCCTTGCCTATGATTGGGTTCTTTTTAATCAGATATGGGGAAATGCTTTTAATTCACCTGCAAATATTTATTATATCCCTTTTGATATTTGTACTTTATTTAAAATGGCTGGTATTGATCCAGATATAAACCGAGAAGTTTTTGCAGGGATGGAAAAAAATCCTAATTGCATAAAGCATAACGCATTATGGGATGCTCAAGTTATAAAGGCTTGTTATTTTAAGTTAATGCAAAATTACTTAAATCTACATATCAAGCAAAACGAAGAAGTTTAAATCAACATTCGCTGCCGTAGCGAAACAACGGGAAAAGGAGATTAAGAGATATGGCTAACAATAACGACTTTATCGACAACTTGGAAAAAGTTGCTTCAAGCGAAATAACACCGGAGGATGCGCTTGACCTCCTGAGCGGAAAAGAAGAACCCCCAGCAAATGAGGAAGATACTAAAAGCACCAAGTCTGACGATTCTAATCAGGATGACAACAAGGACAAAGACAAAGACACCGTGTCTGACAAGGACAAAAATACAGACAAACAAGGAGAAACCGGCGAAGAGGGCAAGAAACAGGAGCCTGAGCCGGAAGAGACTGAACCTGTTGTCCTTGCAAAAGACAAAACGCATACTTTGCCTTATTCGGTAGTTGAAGGGTTGAGAGGTCAAATCAAGGACTTAAAGTCTAAGATAGCGTCTCTTGAAGCTACAGGTGATCTTGATGTTGATCTTAGTACTCCTGAAATACCGGAAGACGACCTTGAATTGCTCAAAGAAGCCGCTCCTGAGACAGCAAAAGCCATATCGAAGTTAGTTGACGAAAGGGTGAAGCTGGTAACAGAACTCCAGCAATTAAAGAAGGATTTCACAGAAATACAAGCCCAGAAAGAAGAGGAAGCATTACAAGAAGTCCAAAAAGCTATTGACAGTGTTCCTGCCCTTGTTTCTATTCAGGCCAAAAAACCTGAATTGTTTCAAGAGGCAATAGATATTGACGAAAGGCTTAAAGTTGACCCTGAGTATGCTGATGTCTCTCTTAAAGATAGGTTTGAAAAGGTTGTTGAAATTCTTGGCCTTATGCACCCGAAAGAAGAACTTTTAAAAATTGGCAAAGAGGATACCCCTGCACAGACAGAAAAGGGCGTAAAAGGCTCTTCTGCAAAAAAGCCAAAGGAAATAAAAGAAGAGGAAATTAATAGCCTTTCTGATCTTGCCGCCGGTGAAAATGTAGAGCACGATCCTCTTAAAGCCATGTTAGCAAAAAGCGATCTTGACCTTATGGCGTCTTTTGAGGGCAAAAGCCCTGAAGAGATAGCAAGAATGGTGGAGTCGTTAATTTAAAGGAGAAAATAAAAGATGCCAACAAATATACCTTACGGTTCTGATGCTGCTGCGAAACTGTTTGGAGTAGGTCTTTTTACATCCTGTATGCAGAGACCTACCACCATTAACAGGTTAACTGGGCCTTTCCCGAAAAGTGCAGAAAAGCAGTTGCGGAAACAGAGTACAAATCAAATGCCTATTGTTAAGACAATGGACTTAACAAAAATGGCAGGCGATGAAATTACTTTTGATCTGGTCAATCCTATCGGCGGAAAGCCAATAATGGGGTCTGCAATGGCAGAGGGACGTGGAGAGGATATGTCCCTTTCTACGGACAGACTGAGAATCAACCAGATGCGTAAACCAATCTCTGCCGGAAGCACTATGACACAGCAGAGAACGCCGCATGACCTTAGAGCTACTGCCAGGGCACTGGGTCAGAATTATGCTGACAGGTATCTTGATCAGCTTGAACTTGTGCACATGGCAGGAGCGAGGGGTTCTGTATACGACATTGAGTGGACTATCCCGTTGGAGTCTGACGATGACTTCGATGCTATTGTTATGAACCCTGTAAAAGCTCCTTCAAAGAACAGGCATTTCATATCAACAGGAGACGGTATAGAAAGCGTTAAGGTCTCTGGTGGAGAGGTTACAATTGCGACTACCGATCTTATGAATCTTGATGTTGTCGATGCTATAAGAACATGGGTTGACAGCGTACCTTTACCTCCACCCCCGTGTTATTTCCCTGGAGATCAGATCGCTACCGATTCTCCTTTGAGAGTCCTGCTTGTATCTAGTCAGCAGTATACCAATATTGCTCAGTCCCCAAACTTCAGGACGATGCAGGCGAACGCTTATGCAAGAGCCGCTGTTGCCGGTAACCATCCTCTGTTCAGGGGAGACGTTGGGTTGTGGAACGGCATTCTGGTTGTCAAATCGCCTAAACCTATCCGCTTCTTTGCTGGTGACGATATAAAAATATGCCAGAGTGCTACATCTGACACTGAAACCACAGTAAAAGCTCCGGCCGCTCTTGGAACTGAGTACGCTATTGATAGAGCAATTCTCCTTGGAGGGCAGTCTCTTGCCCTTGCGTTTGGCAAGTCAAGGCAAACAGGTTTCCCTTTCTTCTGGAGCGAAAAAGAGCTTGATCATAAAGACAAGCTTGAAGTATTGATCGGGATGATAGGCGGTTGCAGTAAGATCAGGTTCCTTATAGATCACGGCAACCAGGTTGAATACACTGATTTTGGCGTTGCAGTTATAGACACTGCTGTTAAAATCATCTCTTAATACGGAGGCATGAAATCACATGGCCACAATAACTAAAAACAGGATAAGACATTCTAATGCCGTTAGCGGTGCCCCCTTTGGTGACGCTACTTTCCTGGCGTACTCTATGGAGCTTAACTCTTCGGGTGCATGTAAGGATAGCAACAGCACTTCTGCTGTGCAGATCGGGGATGTTGTTCGTATGGGTGTTATCCCTGGCGGGACACAGCTTATTGACGAACTTGCAATTGTTTCTGATGCGTTTGCAACATCGACAACCCTTGATATAGGGTTTGAGTATGTTGACGGCGTTGACGACGCCAAGGTGCCGCAAAGCGCTGATTACTTTAACGACGCTGTTTCCGGCACTAAAGGCAGGAAAGTAATGTCGAACGCCGATTCAAGGCCGGTAACTTTGCCGAAAGACGCCTATCTTACGGTTACTTTTGCTGGCGCTGCTCAATCATCCTCTGCTGCTTTGGATGTTGTTATATTCGGCAATATCAAGGGCATTGTTTAACCTTTTGTCTCCCCGCAAGGGATAAGCTTCTCTTGTTGGGGAGACTTAAATGAATAAGGAAAAGAAAAATGGACACAATGAAGGGAATGTCTTTTGGTTTAGCTATTGAAGCTATGAAGAAAGGGAAAAAAGTCGCTCGTAAAGGTTGGAATGGTAAAGGCATGTGGATTGTTTATATGTCCGGGATGACTTTACCTCCTTATAATACTCAAGACACACAGAGAAAAGTTAATGACCGAACAGCAAAACTTATTGGGAAGGACACACCTTTAGAAACATTGCCTTATATTGCAATGTGGACAGCGGATAAAAAATGGCTACCTGGATGGCTTGCTTCACAAACCGATATGTTAAGTGATGATTGGTTTATTGTAGATTAATGTGTATGTGCTTGCCTTTATTAACAAAGTAGGTATGCTCAATACAAAAAAGTAGAGGAAAGATGGCAAAGATAATGTATGTTGGAAGGCATAATATCTTCCAGGATAAAACATATGGGACAGACCTTGTGTTTGAGAAAGATAAAACGATATATGAGCTTGATGCGTACATAGCCAACAAATTCCTCAAACATGAAGATTCTTTTATACGTGTCCCTGATGATGCGCCTGCTGTCAATGCTGTACAGAAAGTTCAGTTTAAATTAGATAAAGACGAAAAAGAAAGGCAGATTGCTATAAAAGAAGAGCTTCTTCAGAATGCAATAAAAGCAATGGACAAGCCGGCTTTAGAGCGTTTTGTTTTTACTAATTTCAGCGGATACAAATTTGACAACAAAATGACGTCTGCCGAGATGAAGGATGTTGCAATCAACCTTCTTAATAGATTCAGAATTCCTTCAATAGATGAGGACGAGAAGGTCTTGCCGAAAGGTAAGTTACGTATAAAAACTAAAACGCTGAGGACAAAGAAGCCTGAAAAGGTGAGCAATAATGTCATTAAGGACTTGTATGACAAAGGATATACAGCCGATGAGATAAAAGACTTTTCAGGAGCAAGCGAAGAGAAGATAAAAAAGGTAATTATCGCCTACAAAAATGCCAAGTACACAAAAGAATATATGAGGAAAAAAAGAGCAAAGGAAAAAGCGCAGAAAGACAGTGAGGTTAAAAAGGTAGCGGAAGAGAACGAAGAGAAAAAACAGGAGGGTTAGGCTGTGGCAAAGACTGTGCAGTGGGTAATAGACGCTTGTGAGGATATTGTATCTGATGACGGCACAAGGTGGGGAGATGCCTGGCTTGATTTTATTAATGTTGCGCAACTATCTATTGCTCAAAAGTATCCTACTGCAACTGTTAAAGAAGATGATGTTAAGTTATCACCTGGTGCAGTGCAAAGATGCCCCGACGATGCGATGGCCTTTAATAAACTTATTTGCAATATGGGTTCAGACGGCACTACAGTAGGGAAAGCTATATTACCGTGCGATGAATTCGCTTTATCTTCCTTTAATCCTTCATGGATGACAGAAGAGAGCGGGACAGAGATTTTTAATTATATGCCTTCACAAGAAGATCCTACCCAATACAAGGTTTATCCTCCTGCAAGTGATACTCAAGATGTCTATGTGAAGCTTGAGTATAGAACTGTCCCTGCAAAATGCCTTAATTTTAGCGACACATTGTCTATTGCGGATGAGTTTTTGCCAGAACTTGTTGAAATGGTCGCAAAGATGGCTCTGTCTTCTGAGACAGAAGCAAAAAGGATGTAGCTATGGCCGTAAGTCTTGATAGTTTTTTGCCGTATATAGCTCCTGAAGTCGTAGGATGTCCTGTTGCCGTTATGAAACATAATGTTTTGCTTTCTATTATTAATTTTTGTGAGAAATCAAAAGCGTGGTTATACGAACATCCAGATATAACAACTGTTGCAGGGCAAGAAGATTATCCTTTTAGTCTCCCCGCAAACACCTCTATTGCAGAGATTTTGAGTATAAAAAAAGATAACGGTGAAGACCAGGGCGCACAAAGGCTAACCCTCGACACACTGCGTCTTATCCCTGTTCCGGATAAAGAGTATAAAGTTTCTCTTCTTTTATCTCTAAAACCCATTTATAGCGTGGCTGATGTAGAAGATTTTTTCTTTAACGAGTATCTTGATGCCATTACTTACGGTGCAAAGTATAGGCTTATGATGATGAGAGGTCTACCCTGGTTTGATCCTGACATGGCAACCTATTACAAAAGAGAATTTAATTTAAAAATAGCAGAAACAGCAACAAAGTTCGCACGAAAAAACACGAACTCAGTTTTAAAAGTTACCCCTGACGCTTATTAAAAGAGGTTTAAATACAACAGTGAGACTCGTAACTGCATATTTTACGGGGATGAACAAAAAGCTTGCGCCTGAACTGTTGTCAGACAATGCAGCCAGGATAGCAAAGAACTGTGTTTTTAATTCAGGGACATTAAAGCCTTTACGAAGTCCTACCTATGTTTGGACTCCAACAAAGACAGGTGAAATAAAAAGCATTTTTAAATACAAAAATCAATATTGGTTCCATTGGCTTGACGATGTTGATGTCGTAGAGTCTCCATTGCCTAACGACCCTTACGGAAGGGTGTACTGGACAGGAGAGGCTCAGCCGAGATATACAACTGAATACCTTGCAACAACAGGCGGCGACCTGTATCCTAACAACTTCCTTATGCTTGGTATCCCGTCTCCCGATTCTCCTCCAACACAAACTGTCCCCTCTCCTTCTGATCCAAATAACCTACAATCAAGATCATATATCTATACTTTTGTCTCTGCTTACGGAGAAGAAGGAATGCCTTCTGATCCTTCCCCATTGTTTGATATTACCGACGGTGATTCTGTCACGGTTAATTGCCCATCCTCTCCTCCTTCGGGGCAATACAATATTGCAGCTAAAAACATATATAGACGGAACGGCGATGCCTTTATGTTTGTTGCACAAATATCTGCAACAGACACGGAATACACGGACACAAAACTCAATGTTGAACTTGGCAGTGAAATAAGTTCAACCTTTTACGATACACCACCATCGGACATGAAAGGGCTTATTGTCCTTGCTAACGGGTGTTTGGCAGGTTTCACCAAAACTGAGCTTTGTTTATCTGAGCCGTATTTGCCTCATGCGTGGCCTTCAGCCAACAGAATGCCTTTTGAAGGAGAAATATGTTCTATCAAGGCTTTTGGCTCATCTATTCTTGTTACAACAAAACATGGCAAGCCTTATATAGTTACAGGTACAGTGCCGTCTTTAATGGCAAGAGAACAGTTTGAAATAGGTCATGCATGTATGAGCAAAAGGGGAACGGTAGACATGGGATACCATGTTGTATACCCGTCTCCATATGGGCTTGTGCTTGTAGGCACGGGGCAGGCCAGTCTTATTACATCTGACGTTATAGACGAACTTGAATGGATAGATTTTGCTCATCCTGATACGTTGTTAGGAACAATGTATATGGGTAAATACATCGGGTTTTATACGAACGGAAGTGAACAAGGTGGATTTATCTTTGACCCAAAAGCTAAAAATCTTTCCTTACTGGATTTATATGCCACTGCTGCCTACAACGATCCTGCAACAGGAGAGTTGTTTCTTGTCGTTAATAATAAGATTGTGAAGTTCGATTCTGGTGATTACCTGCAAGCTGAATGGGAATCAAAGCCTTTTATTTTTGATCAGGCGTTCAATTTTAGCAGATGCCGTGTTTATGCTGAAAACTTCCCTGTTTCTATTGACTTATACCATGATGACGAACTTTTTTTCAGTAAGAATGTCTCTAATGATAAGCCTTTTACATTGCCATTAAAAGGTCTTAGCAATAAATATAGTTACAAGATTACAACAACGAAGGAAGTCAAAAGAGTATCCTTCGCAACATCAATTCTTGAGCTCTGATAAAAAATGCTAAACAAACGTATCCCAGCTTTATCAAGCAAAGTAGACCCTGAAGTAAGAAGGGCTATAGAAATATTGGCAGAAGGTTTGCCTTCTTCTGTTTCTAAAGTTCCTGCTATTCAGAATGCCATATCATACCTTGAGTCTATAGGCGGAACATCATATATCGCTATTTCTGCCCCGACAAACTTTACAGCCACAGGAGCATTTAAATCAATTCTGTTGTCCTGGGATGATAACCAGATAGGGAGAACTGTTGTTGGGTATGAGATATACAGAGCGAATATAAACGATCTTGGTTCTGCTGTAAAGGTGGCTTTTGTAAGCGCCACAATGTACACTGATATACCTCCTAACACATCAACGGCTGTTGTTTACTATTACTGGATAAGAGCTATCGGCCACAACAACAATGCAAGTGGCTTTGTTGGCCCTGCTTCAGCGTCAACTGCGACTGACCCTGCGTATGTTCTTGAAATTTTGCAAAATCAAATTACGGAAAGTCAGTTATATGCTGACCTTAATTCAAGGATAAACCTGATAGACACACCAACTACAGGATTGGTGGATTCTTTACAAACAGAGATTGCAAGCAGGGAAAATGGAGACTATGCTCTTGCACAGCAAATTTCAACTTTATCTGTAAGCTCAAATGAGCAGTTTGATAGTGCTAAGATATGGCATTTTGATAGCGATGTAGAGGGATGGTCTGGTAACGGGACTCCTACAGAAAGTAACGGTTGGATAAAGCAGGCTGATCATGCGTCTGATCCTTACCTTGTTTCCCCTACAGGTGTTGGTATCAACGGCTCTGCTTATCGAAGAATTAGGTTAAGGTATAAAAAAACCGGATCACCAGCATGGGAAGGCTATATCTGGTGGAAAAGAGAAGGTGATACTGGATGGGACACATCAAGACGAATTACAGTTAGCGAACCTCCATATGATACAGACAATATAGCAAATATCTCAGAAGAAATCACATGGGATGGCACAATAGACCAAATCCGTATTGACCTTATTTCCGCTCAGGATAGTTCTAATTATACAGAGATTGATTGGGTTGCAATAGGCAGGGTGGCGCCAGGGGCTTCTGTCGCTGCTCTACAGGAAGAAAAAACAGCAAGAATTAATGGGGATAATGCTCTTGCAAGTGATGTCTTAACTTTGCAGACTACAGTCGGGGGACACACAGCATTAATACAGCAAAATGCAACCTCTGTAGATGGCCTTAATGCTCAATATACTATCAAAATAGACAATAACGGTTTTATGTCTGGATATGGGTTGGCGTCAACAAGTGTTAACGGCACACCTTTCTCAGAATTCTACGTACAAGCGAACAGGTTTGCAATAATCAACCCTGAAGTGCCACCTAAAGTTGTTACGAGTATTACACGCAGTGGAACGCTTGCGACCTGCACCGTCCCTTCTCATGGGTTTATAACAGGTAAATATCATGTCATAACAGGAGCAGAGCAACCTGAATATAACGGTGCTCATCTAATTACTGTTGTTGACGCTAATACATTTACTTTCTATGTCTCCGGATCTCCGGCTACCCCTGCTACAGTTGCACCTGGGCTTTCTGATATATACGTATCAGGTTCAGAAGCAGCTATCCCCTTTATTGTCCAGGACGGTGTCAATTATTTAGACACTACAATGATAAAATCTCTTACGGCAGATAAGATTACGGCAGGGCAGATGAGTGGCGATAGGATCGCCGCAGGGACTCTTGATGCAACGACATTTAAATCTGCAATGGGGATTGTGTCTGTGTTGAAAAGTCCTGCCTTTGATGCTGGGAATGGATGGAAACTTGATGGCCCAAACGGAACATTTGAGATAACATCATGGGGAAAAATGTCATCAGGGGCTAACGACTTGCCTCAAGCTAACGCAGATGTAACTAATTACCAAAATCCCGCAATAGCAAATAACAAAACTGTAAACGGGGTTACAACAATTCCATACCCTGGGGGAGGGTCTCAAAGGTATAATTCTTATTCTGTGCAAGGCGCAATAGTGATCACCTTGCCCCAGTATTACAATGATTCGATGGTTAGTTTTGTTGTTGACGTTTTTAATTATTATGAGCAGAGAAGTTTTTCTTTATACATAGCAGGGTATCTATATGGTAACGGTAATTCATGGAAAAGTACAACGGCAAAGTTGTTTGGTGGCATAGATGCTGATAACAGGGTAAGATTTACCGATAACGGAAACAAAGCTTGTGTTATAATTGGTGATACATCAGACATATGGTTTCACCCAAGCATAACGGTTAGGAACTTTAGAGCATGGTTTAATAACTACGATATTGATTTATGGGATGACGGTTGGTCTGTAAGCATAGAGACAGATTTGTCGTCCTATTCCACCCCTGGGGCAGATTATGCTGATGCTTTGCTTGATGCTAATGTTATTAAGAACCAGGGTGCTCTTGCAACAAAAGATCAGGTAGATTGGGTAACACAAGTAATAGGTGCAGGGAAACCTGAAGATAATGCAGATGCAACGCCTCCTTTGCCTTCAGATGAAAACCTTGTGGGTTACTGGAGCTTCGATGAGGGTTCCGGAGATAAAGCTGTTGATAGTAGCGGAAATAACAATAACGGAACTTTAAT